CTCTGGTAAATCCCGGTAAAAATACCGACAAACCAGTTTACAGTTATTTGAGTCTTTTATAAATAAAAGGTTTTATTCAAATGAACAGTTTGTATATATAAAATTAGTGCTATTAAAGTTATTTAATACTAATTTGGGTTGGTACCTTCTGTCTGGCGTCCCCTTTTATGGGAACAGCGCAGGAGTCTAACTTTGTAGATCTCTGCAGTTTCAAACTAGAATTAAGCATCGACAACTAGGACATTTTTCTGCCCTTTGGGTTGCTAGCCTAAGATGGTAATTCGGTCCTCTTATAATAATAAATTAATATGATAAAAATTTTCACTCTAACTATAGTGTTAACTATAATTATTGATCTTACTTTTTCATCTTCTCAATTATATAAGATATCTAAGTTCATGTGATGGAATCACGGGCCTATAAAAATGTTTTTAATATTTTTACAAAAGCCTTTTATCGTGTCCTGATTACATTCCCTTGATCGTACTAAGTTTCTTACTTTTGTATTTATTTCAATACTACACGTAAGTGTACGTTGTATAGATCGATTTAGTACCACATCAGAACTGTTAGATATATGATCATGAATCTATATTCTAAGTCTCTTAACTAAGAATTTGGTTTTAACCATATCTCGAAAAGTATCTTATAAGAATAAGAAGCTCTTTAAAAAGAAGCTTGTTGATTTATCTGTTACTGATTGTTCTATTCCTAAAAAGAAAGGGAAAAATAAATTTTCCTCTTTCTTTTCGGGTCTGAAGCTGTATAAAGATATCTACTCAGTTGGTTCTCTGATTGAACCTTCAAATTTAAAACATTTGAAGCTTGTTATGCTTGAATTAGGGTGACGTATAGTCGCTCTAGCTCAATCATCGACAAGAGTACAAAACCGAGTTCGTATGATGCATAATTTGGCCATAGTTATATTCGTAATGAATAAAAATCATGGAGCAAATTATACAATTAAATACTTAAAGGCGGCACAATTAGCTATCCAAAAGAGAATTTCTGGTTCTGCTTTCTCGAGTTTACGAGAAATTGAGCCAGATCTTCCTCTCCCAAGATTATCAAAATCGGGTCTTCCTATTGTAATTGATTTACAAGACAGAAGAGCAATATCTAATAATTCAAAATCGATTATTAGATTATGATTGACTTTGTTTTCAATATATAGGGCCTTAAACGGTCCTCTGAAGACAAAGTTAAACACGATTACTGATGATTTTAGCGGTTGTTATGGTGTGACCAATGAGTTTCAGGCATTCTTAAGACGTAATGTCTTAAAAATCTTGACAAGTTATTGACCACACTATCCCAACCTTAAGAATATTGGAGCGCATTCTGTAACTTTTATTACAAAAGCTTCTCCTAATTCTAAGGAGAGTTGAGTTGGTATGTTTAAAGATTGAATAAGTTTAAAAGATGATTTATCTCTTTTACACATATTTAATACTTATTTACATTTAACTCAATCATCTGGATTAGCTCGATCAATTAGATTGATCGATTATATAGTTGAGAAAGCTGGTTATAATCTTTATAATAGCTTATTCTCTTCTGATATTATGCGGACATGGGGAGATAACCAACCAGGTTATCTTGGGCAACTATCTTTCAAAGAAGAAGCTGCAGGTAAACTTCGTGTTTTCGCCATGGTTGATGTTTTAACTCAATCATTGTTAAAGCCCCTTCATTGTTATCTTTTTGATATTTTCAAAAATTTACCAAATGATGGGACACATGATCAATCTGCATCTTTTTCAAGAGCTTTAGCTAAGTCTAAAAAGTATAACTGTTCTTATGGTTATGATTTATCTTCTGCTACTGATCGTCTCCCTTTAGTAGTTCAAAAAACTATTTTAAGTTCACTTTTCCAAAATTCAAAATTTGGTGAAGTGTGAGGTGATCTGTTGGTCAAAAGAGACTATCAAATTTTTAAGAACAAGTACAATTTAACACTTGGGCCTATCCGATATAAAGTCGGGCAACCTATGGGAGCTCTATCATCTTGAGCTATGCTAAACCTTACTCACCATCTTATGTTACAATATTGTTCATTTATTAACAACAATCGTATCTGAGATGAATGAGAAGAGCGATATGAAATATTAGGTGATGATATTGTCATTTTTGACAAATCATTAGCTGATACTTATACTCGTCTTTGTTCTGGTCTTGGTGTTTCTATTAATGAGTCAAAATCTGTAATCTCTACAGATCGTGCTGTTGTAGAGTATGCCAAGCGAACAGGTCTAGATGGCTTTGATGTTAGTCCTTTATCTTTTAAAGAAATGATTAATAATCATTCATTTTTTGGAAGACTTGATTTAACAATGAGATTAATTTCAAGGTCTTGAGGACCTGATTTAGTTTTATTATTTAAAATCGGGACTAGAGTTTCACAGAAGATATACGATAATGGGTTATCCTATGTATCTTATCTTGCTGCACAAGTCGGAGCTCACCGAATGAATATAACTGATCTCTTAGATTTTCTTTATGATTCTAATAAGCCAGTTACCTACTTTGGTAGGACAATTGATTCATTAGATGTAAAAAAGATTAAACTTTATGTTTGTCGTCTTATAAATAAACTTTATCATTCAAGGGAAACCTTGCCTGATTTAGCTAATATTTATTTGAAACAACAGAAAGAAGTCCTTCTTAAAGCAGCTGTCTGACTTAAAATAAAAAGAAATTTCGATTTATTTTATTCTGACTGACAAGAGAAACAATTAGAAGCTTTATGCTCTTATATTGGTTTTTCTCCTGTTTTATCAATGGATATTTTATTAGAGCGAGGAGAGAGAGTATTCATAACTCCGGATTATGAGAACTACGATAAAGTTCGTGCTGCTTTCAAACAATTGATGTATGAAAACATTTCTGAACATTATAGTGATCTTATAAGTCCTTCGTTATCTAAAGGTTCTAACGAATCACTTTACAAAGAGTGATATTCTGAGTCTTGAATCAAGACACCGTTACAATCTTTAGTGGATATGCTTGAATATAGTAAAACACTTATTACTTTATTCAAATTTCCAAAAATAACTAATCCTTCAAAAATTATTCCTAATCCTTTAAAGATTTTGGAATTTATGAAAGATTCTAATTCTGCGAAAGTTTTCAATTATTATGAATCTGTTAAATATCAGCAATGAAGTTTAACTAGATCTATGACTTTTGATGATTTTCTAAAAATTAGAGGGCTTGACACTCCAGACCCTGTAAAATCTATTAAAGATTATAAGGGTCTTAATGTTCCTTTAATTTCTGGCGCTATTCCCGATATAATGAATTATCGTGAAAGTGCATCAATTATGCGAACAAAGTATCAGGGATTCCATAGTGGTCTCCCGAAACCATACAAACCGATTTTGCGTCTGTTCAAGACGAAAACGAACCGATGATAGATTCTTAAAAGTTAAGAACTTTTAATCAAATATATCCTTCAGGTTAATGTTAGTAGACTTATTTGGTCATTAAAAGCTGGCGATGCAAAAGTAAGAGATCTCTTATGATTGTATAGTTAGGTTATTTAGTGTCCTTAAGTTAAGGAACTTAATCTAAGTTTCCCTGTTTTTTTAATCAGATCCGT